TACAGAGGGACATCAGCACTATATCAAATACAAACATTCACACTACAAGGACCTTTTAGGTGGCTTGTGGGATGTTGTTTGTGATCCTTATAACCGTGAGGCTAATAAGGATTGTTTTGATAGAATTAAACCGCATGGTTCATTCCTTGTGGGTAGAATTGGTTTGATCCAAGAGGCTGGCTATAAGCTTCGTGCTGTAGCCAATCCTGGACGTATTTTTCAACGGGTTTTACAACCTTTTGGAGATCGTATTTATAATCTCTTAAAATTGTTACCCTTTGATTGTACGTTCGATCAAACTAAGGCAATTCCTGTTTTGCAGGAAGCGCTTTCCCACGGCAAGACGATTTACTCCATCGACTTATCAGGTGCTACAGATTACTTTCCGCTCGCTCTACAGAAACATTTGCTTCTTAAAATGTTTCCTGATATCGAGGTTAGTTTATTCTGTGACCTGAGCCAAGCTTCTTGGTATATGCCAAAACATGGCGAAATATCATGGAAGAAGGGTCAACCTCTTGGTTTGTATCCTAGTTTCGGTGCTTTTGCACTGACACATGGATGCTTACTTTTAGGTCTTCTTAATAAAGACTGGGATAACCAGTTCTTTATTCTTGGTGACGATGTTGTAATCCTTGACGACCAATTAGCTACTGACTACTATCAGGCGTTGAGCCTTCTAGGATGTCCAGTATCTATCCCTAAATCAATCAAATCCAATTCACTTTGTGAATTTGGAGGAAAATTGATTACCCATTCTACTGTGATTTCACAGTATAAGTGGAGGGGTATTTCTGACGATTCTTTTATAGATATCGCAAAAATACTTGGTCCCAAGTCCCTGTCTTTATTCCAACCACGTCAAATTAAAGTATTAAATCGTTTATCTAAGATACCTGATTTTCTAGGTGGTCTTGGATGGAATTCTGATGGTTTACCATTAGAAGAACGGTGTAATGACCCTTTGATATGGATGGATAAAGTGCCTGTGGACCTTTTAATGGACTACTCACTTGTTCGCACTAGAAATCTTCTTCGTTCTAATGTTTACAAGTCAGCTATCTTTACCCGTCAATATGGTTTTAATGCCACTTTGATTGATATTGATAGGGATCTCGACCAGAGATCCAGTCT